TGCCCACCGATTTTACCTCTGAATCAGCGGTAGAACCAATGTTTGTAAGATTCTTGAAGAATTGCGCTGTCTGGTCATCATCGACTGCCGCACCATTCACATCATCTGTAACATAGATCGTCTCAGTAAATGATCGGCTAAACGCTACAACTCGACTAAAGGACTCAGCAACAGAGCCAGAATCAGTCAGTGTCTTCGATAGATCGACAACGTGCAGATCAGCCAACGATCCTGAGTCAGATGGGTTCTTCCCGACGTTGAATACAGGGTCATCATCTGTAAATGAGCCAGAGTCAGCCAGAACTTTACTTGGGCTATTTGAAATACTCTCTGTGACGCTTCCTGAGTCAGATTGAATACTGCCATAGGAAACAGCGTGATCGTCCGTTAGAGAGCCTGTATCGGTCTGTGCAGAGCTAAATGACACCTCATGCGCTTCAGCTACGTTTGCTGAGTCTGTTCTGGCAGTATCTAGGTCAAATACCTGCGTGTCTGTGAGGCTGGCTGAATCAGATGGAGCCTTGCCAAAGGCTACGGTGTTTGAGTCTGTCAGCGCACCGCTATCATTAACAATCTTCCCGTACGAAAGGGAATGCAGATCGGTGGTGCTTGATGCGTCTGATATTGGCCCTCTGACAAACGCTATGGCGTGAGCCTCTGCAACCTGCGCTGTGTTCAGACGTATCTTGTTGTACGTCATGTTCTGATCGTCTTCGATGGTAGCGTTGCCATCAATATCATCAGTGGCGTTTACTGTGTCAGACAACGACTTACCGAACGAGAAGACCGCTTGCTCTGTCAGGTTAGGAAACTCGATTGGATTCTTACCATACGCAATGGTGCTGTCGTCTGATGCTGAGAACGCATCTGTCTCTGGCTTACTATAAGAGACAGCGTGTTGCTCAGATGCCAAGGGAGTTTCGTCTAAACCTTTCCCTACCTCAAAGGTCTGATCGTCTGTAAGATCGGCAGAATCGGAGACGTTCTTGCCGAATAAGAAACTGAATACTTGAGATACAGCGATGTTGTCGGAAGTAACTAGCCTCTCAATAAACTTCCCGATGACGATGGCGGCCAGCAATCGTGCGGAAGTGACTGATGCTGATATTCTGCTTGCCGTAATTGATGCAAGGACTCGCCCTGCTGATATGGCGGCCTTTACCCTACCAGCGGATATTGCGGCTAGTATTCTCTTAGCAACAATAGCCGCCGATAGGCTTAAACTCACTGGAAGTCTTCTCGCATCACAAAGTCTAATGTTTCATAGACTGTTTCACGGGTTCCGCCATTGAATAGGACTTCAATCTCGCCCTCGTACTCGCCAGCGTCAATGTCGAGGTTTCCTGCGCCAAAGACGAAGATGCATACGCCTGTTGCGGCTTGCTCTGACGTTCCGGCATTTGTCAGAGAGAACAATACAGTTTCAGAGAACTTTCTACGGAAATGTAGACTGACTGTTGCATCCGCTACGTCAACAGCATCGCCTGTGTCGCTACGGGTTACAGTTGCCTTGATTTGCGGGGCTGTATCCCCTTGTACGAGTTTGATTGGATCAGCCATATCATCCACCTAAGTAAATACAAGCGATTTGTTTAACCTCATCAGCGGATGTAAATGTCACATTCTCGCGTGATTTAGCTACCGTGTATGAGCGAATTATATCATCACTCTGCTTCATACCCTTACCCTGCGTATCAGATGCGACAATTAAGTCTCCAACAGAGATATTCCCTGCCTGACCGCAGACGTTGATCTTGCCTTCACCGATAGAGTTGATCTTAATGGTCTTATAAGTATCAAACAGATGCTCATGCTCTGCTTTCAACACCCATTGTCCGCCGCTAGGTACTTGATTATTCCATACGAACGGACTGTCTTCGCCTAAAGACGCAGGGACAAAACTTGCGCCAAGATCACCTGCAAACACTCCGATCACTCCGACTTGATTCGCCTGACTTGAGATAGCAACAGATGTAATTGCATCATTGATTGATGGGGCCGCCTTTACCTCAACGTCAATTAGAATGTCACCTAGCTCTGGCTCGATTTGTTTTTCAATAAGACCATCGTGTGACGCTGTAAACGGCCCTGCTGTACCTACGTTTGTGTAGATCGAATACGCCGCACCTTCAAAAGCTCTTGCAAGATAAACGTCTGCTGACGTTCCATCCTCGACATATAACGGCCTTGAACTTTTGATGACTCCGGCATTTGATGAATATGAAACAACCGTACTAAGGTCAAAAGTCGTTTCAAATGTGGTATCACTTAACACTGTTATTGTTGATGACGAACCATCCATGAAAGACCAAATTCCGGTGAACCCAGAAAAATACACAATATCATCGGAATTTAAATTATGGACAGTAGATGTGGTAACAACAGCCGGATTTGCGCTTGTGACATTCGAGACGTTGTGTGAATTTATATTTCCAACCCTGAATCTTCCGCCCGCATTAAATGCGGCTATTTCAGCTCTTGAGGGTGCTTTGTTAGCAGACAAATTATAGCCGCCAAAAAAATTCCCAGAATAATGAGAGCTAGATGCTGAATCTGTTTCTCCAAATGCTGTAAATGGCGGCCCCTGTTCAGCATAAGCGACCATCCCGCCTTCATTCGCTTGGTAGGATTTACCGCCAATTGCGTAATCAGAGTTTTCAAACCCTGAGCCAGAACCGGAAGGGCCGAGGAAGAACTTATACTTAGGATTGCTTGAAGTGCCTAAAAAATCGAAACTGCTTGCTGGTTTGAGCTTACCTACTGGCTCAGACTCATCTTTGATTGATTCGCCGGTAAATTCGTCTCTGCCTAAACTACCAATGCTCATCACTCGTTCTGTTGAATAGGCACTTTTTTGCCCGAAAATATTCACGATTGCGTATCTAAAACGATATGAAAACCCTGTTCTATAACCGTAAATCTGAAGCACTGGAGTATCTTTATGAAATGAAAACCAGTCAGAGCTTTGCTCTCTGTACTGAACGTCATAATAATCGACGTATTCATACGAGCTTTCTGGAGCTTCAAACTTGACGAATTTTCTTATCGCGCCATCTGCATCACTGACTTCCTCCAACGATGGAGTGCCAGTAGCAAGCGTAGGAAAAGCTACGTCGGCAGGATCAACGAAAGCTGGCGAGCTAAGGTCATCGACTTCACTCAGCACTTCCCAAGGGTACGCTGTTGCGTCATGCTCTAGTAGCTGAAATGAACAAGTTGAGTCAGGGTTGATCGACATTCCACGACATTTGAACTGTTTATTCGTAAAGCCAAGTGCCGTGTAGGTCAGCAATACTAAATCGCCTACTTCTACCCGTATTGCAGACGAATCCGCTGTAAACGATACAGATAAACTTTGCTGTCTTGACGACAACACTGCCACACGAGCTATGTCACGAGCCTGATACACCGCCGTAATCGTGGGCAGATCAAGTTGTAGCTCTTGTTCGATGCCGTTGTCTTCAGTCTTAAATGTTGTGTATTCGGTTGAATCTTTTTCTGGATACGCAATTTCGTCTGGCTGATAATTAACGTCTTTGTTGGCAAACTTTGCGACACAGCGATTATATCTTTGTTTCCGACTATTTGAGGCTACGCTAATGTCGCTAATAATATTTCCTGCATTGAATGTAAAAACGGAGCTTGCAGGGTCATCATCAATGACGAGTTTGTACTTGCCGTTGCTGAACGGGAGCATCCCCCGCATACCCTTCAGTAACGCAGTGGTGTTATTGAAGATTGACTGCCCTGTATCGAGAACAGCATTACAGCGATAGATAGATTGACTTGATCCGCCGGTATATTCGGTTACTGTCTCATCGCAAAAATCAGCACCATCAGCTACACCTTGTTCATCAATCTCACTGTACGGTATGCCCTTGCCGTACAAGTCATCGGTTAGATAATCTCTAAGACAGAGTGCTGGGTTGTCGCTCCATTCCCAAGTTGCTGGACTATTTGAGCGATGCGATGAAACGCCTAGACCTGCGTCATAAACAGTAGATGTGCTGTCTTTTCTTGGATCGTAGACTTTTCTTCCGCGAACCTTTGCGGTAATCGTAGGCAAACCCCTAAATACATCTGCATCAAAGACTATCTTGATTCCTAAATAAGCGATGCCATTCAAGCGATGGGATGTAGTCCATGATGGAGCCTCCTCTAGAGTTGAGCTACCCGTTTGCGGAGATGCCCCCAGCTTCTTATCTATGGTGACCAAGCCAGAATATTTAGAATCTGTCGATAGAACATCATCGATGTAAATGTCGCCGATTGCGTCAACTGGCCCTTCACACAAAGCAAGACAAATATAAAGATTCTTGTTGTCCGTCCCTGCTGTCTCAACGAATACTCTAGTTCCACCAATCAGCCGTTCACCATAAACGATAGGGATTGGCTGATCATTCGCTTGCTTGTTGACCAAGAATCCTTGTTGCTGACTGCCAAAATCAGGAAGTTCAGGTATCTCGATAAACCATGAGATAACATCGCCGACAAGATCGAGGCTCCAATCCCAAACATCGTCAACTGTCTTTTTAGTTGTGCCAAGTGGATTATTAAAAAAGTCTTCAAAAAAACTCACTATGCTTTACCCCACTTCAAATCCTTGACGGAGTTAGCTGAAAACTCAAATCCCAAATCGGTTGGATGAAGCTCTCTCTGCGATGATGAATTAGTTCGTCTACCACCTTTCTTTTCAAAGTCAGCCCAATGGCTATCGGCAGTCAGTGTGATTACACCTTTATCGCCTTCCTGAAAGGTAAAGCTCGATAAAAGACCTTTAAACAGAAGTATTGGCGAACCCAAGATTGCGTAGGATGAATCTATCGCGCAAAAATAATAATAAACGTCTCCGTTATTCCAGTTGTCAGCCAGCAAATCACTGACAAAAGAGCCAGTGGCGTTACTTAGTGTGATGTTGAACTGTTGATTCTGTAACGTACCGCTTTGGGACGAGGTACTAATATCTACGAGAAGTTCTGACGATAGGTATGTCTGGCTGTCATAAACCAGATCAATCGGGTTGCTCGTGTAGTACCGTACAGTCGGAGTGTCCGTATCTACCTCAATGCTAATTAGGTGTGCGATATTCGTGCTATTTGCAGATAGCGCATTGTATGTATCAGTGTGGAGCGTTCGTGCCATTACAAGGACTCAATAAAATCGACTTCGACATTGTACTGGTTATTCGCGTTCACCTCATAAGATTGAATGTCATTTGCTAGACGTACGGTAAAAGGTACGTTGTTATATGTTAAATCCTCATTATCCGCCACGTTTTCCACCAGTGCAGGGTAGATGGTTAGCGTTCCATCGCCGGTTAAATCTTCCGTGACCATGTAAACCTTGTTGTGACCTGCAAACTTAATCAAGTCTCCTCTAAGCAAAGTTTCACTAGCCCCCAGTCCGGTTATTGCTATTGTTTTGTCTCCAGCGGTGTGTGCGCCATTTGCCTCTACTACACCAGTTGCAGTGCCACGAGTGGAGCCAATTTCTGTCGGCTGTATCTGAAACTCGCCAAATCTTCCGCCCTGAGAGATGATGTATGCGCTAACAATCCCAGCCTCAGCCTTTGTTAGACGGTCATAGCTAGCAGTAAACTCCCAGCGTTGCGCTCCGATTGCACGAGCTTTGATCTTGCCGTTAATCGACTCTGATGTAGTGACAAAGTTATTCGATCTAAAATTGATCGACTGAAACTCTGGATCAGTTGGGTAAGTCATACAAGTGCCTTCCTACCGCGATTATTCATTGCTTGGTTAATCATACCAATAATCATGCCTCGACGCGCCTGAAGCAACTGATCAAAGCCTGACGCATCTGTTGCCGTGATATTGAATGAGACACTGACGTTTTGATTGTTTGTCTGAGACGGAGCTGACAACTTATCGTTAGGTATAATCCTGCCGTTGGAACCCATGGTCAGAACTTCTGGCCCGCGCTCACCAACAACATAAGATTCACCGCCTCTGACCTGACCGCCTAATGCTCTGCCTGAATACTGTTGAGAACGAATTTGCTGAACTTGCGCTAGTCCGCTCGCTACTGTGGCGGCCGCAACGATGAAGTTTAATGGCGGTGGAAGCTCTGCTAAAGCCTTTGTAGCCCCTGTATAAGTGTTCATGATGGCTTGACCTATGTTGTAGGCTTTCGCCGCCTTAAACGCTTGTTTATTCACTTGTCCTAGCTGGTTTAATGCATCTCCAGCAGACTTAATCGCGAAATCCCTCTGATCCTTTTCGATATTCTTCTTTGCTTCTGCGTATTGTTGCTCCGATATAAGGTCTTTAGCCCTGAACTCCTCTAGTTTTTCTGAGCGTCTCATGAGTGAATCAATTTCATCTCGCTCGGCATCGAGAAGGCCCATCTGAACCAGTTCTTTTTGCGCCGCCTTAGCTTCTTTCATTTTCTCTGTGCGCTGTTCCTCAAGTGCTATTTGCTGAATCAGAACTGCTACCCTTTCTTTTTCAGTATCGCTCAACGAAAGGGTTGCAGACTCCAACATCAACGCTTCAGATCTAGAGAGCTTGAATGTTCCAGCTTGTTTTTCGAGTTTCTCCAGGAACCTATCAGTAGCCTTTGACGCCTTCTCTTGCTCTTTCAACGCTTCAATGTTTTTCAGCGTAGTTCTGACAAAATCGGAAACAGCTTGGTCTGCGCCTTTTAATTGTGCCTCATAAACACCAAATGCTTGCTCGCCCATTATCAATTTTTGTTCTTGGAGCGTAAGGTCTAATACGAGCTGACGGATTCCTTCAGCCTGATCTTCTGCGGCCTTTTCTGCCTCTGTTTTGGCTGAAGCAAAATCTCTCGTTGCAGTGATAGCCTCTTTCAGAGCGATTCGTTCTTTGTCCAGAGTAACAAGTAATTCTGCTTCAGCTTCCTCGAATCGAACCGTTTGGTTGCGTAGACTCGCTCTTGGCAGTATCCCTCTATCAACCTCGTCAGTTACTTTTGCGAGTCTTTCCTGTTCTGCAATTAAAGCCTTTTCTGTTTTCTGGATTGCTTCTCTGGCTTCATTTTCCTTTTGCTCTAAATCTTTCAGTCTGGCCGCATACAAAGCTGGCGCATCAGTCCTGAGCGAGATATCGAGCTCTTTGGCTACTTCATCGAAATCCTTTAAAGCTCTACTGCCACTCAATAATTGCGGCAGAAGAACCATTCCGAGTGACGCTCCGAGTGCGGCGATTACACCTAGCATTGGTGCGCCTAGAACAATACCTAAGTCAGCCGCCTGCTGTGAGAAGGCTAACATTGGGTTAGTTCCGGCTTGAACCTGTCCTACGAATTGCTGAACCTGAATACCGGCCTGTCCAGCACCACGACCCATATTCTGGAGTCCTTTGCCAGCACCTCCCGCCGCGCCACGAATGCCCTTCATTTGAGTTTCAAACGACTTCAGGGTTTTATCGGTGATCTTGCCTTGCTCGTTGAGCTTTTTTAGCTGATTGTAAGCTTGACCGAGCTCTTGGGTGTCGGCCTTAAAGACTAGGGTTGCGTATTCTGTGGCCATATCGGTTCTTGATCCCTGTATCTGCTCAGGGTCATTATGGCCTCAATTTCCCATTGATGAAGTATGAAGCCCGTGACCCGCATATAACTTTCTATCTCGCTGTAAGTATACTCTTTCAGCAAAATATATGTCTGCCAAACGTCTGAGTGGTATTCAGATAGTTTTGGCGCGTTTTGCAAATCAGGCGGTGTTACGCCTCTGGCCTTCTCGACTTGCTTTAGAGTGTCGTATCGACTGATCTTTGAGCCTTCAGGACAAGCATTGATCCAGAAGCACCACCGACCATAAGTGACGAACTCGTCAATCAGCCGTCGGTAAAATTCTCTCTTTGCTCTATGAACGCAAGAAGCTGGTTAGCCACTGCTGGTGATTCTTGGTACAACTTGAGCGCATTGTCTTCATTGAACTCATAAGGCTCACCATCCTTGGTAATACCTCTCCATGAAATGGTGACACTAGCTAAGGCCTCTGCATCCATGCCTTCATAGTCAAGCTGGCCCATGTTGTCTTTCTGACGCGCCTCGATGATCTTACTCATTTGATCTTTCTTGGCCTTTCTCCATGATTTTGAGTCAGAGCCTTTGATCTTGATATAGACATCTGTGGGCATTCCGTCAACAGGCGACAGAATATTACATTCTGCGCCTTGTTCGTGATCACCTACTGTTTGCAGTTTATTAATATCCATTGTTTGCTGGTTCCTTGATATTTATCATGCCGGTGTACGAGTAATGATTAGCTGTGAAACGTCATCTCCGCCGCTGTACAGGGCAACAAAGTCCATGGTAATAGTTACCGCACCTTCCCCTGAAACGTCCGGCTGTCCTGAGTTAAACTTAACTTTTGTCAAGTCAATGATATAGTCATTTCCATTCACGTCCGTCAACGTGCATACAATGTCAGACTCAGTTTCATTTAGGAACTTGCTGTACAGAGCATTGTCGTCAAAATAAGTAGTCAACGACCCTGTTACACGAGACTTGCCGATTGATGGCCTGTTCGTAGTATTAGAACCGACAGAGAAAAGCGGCTCAATACCGTTTTCAATAGAGATTTCCAAAGCCGTTACCGTAGAGATCGCACTGCCACCCTCGTTGATCGATCCAGTGAAAGAATCGAATGGAACATTACCTACATCAGCATTTGCGGTAGATGAAGATGATGGCGATGTTGCTAGCGTCAAATCCTTTCCCACAACGCCAAATGTTGCGCTGACCATCGCGTTTGGCGCGATAGAGAGTGACATGCTGTTAAATTCGCATCCTTTGTAGATGTGAACTTCTTCGTCACTTCCAGATACTAGGTCATTGAAGATTCGCTCAATCGTAAATGAGCGTCGAGTGGTTCCTGTTTTGAGGACATTCGGAGTGTCAGTTGTCCACGTTCCACACATGACAGCCTCAAGTATCGAATCAAATGCTCCATACTCAAGCTCTGCTGAGATGTCTCCGCTTACCGAGCGATTCCCGTGACGGAAATCTTCAACTTGCCGATCGCCGCGCAGTTTCTCTGACTCAATGCCATCTTTCGTTAAGGCAAGGGTAGTGCCTGTGTGCGGCAATGGGGTATAAGCAGTCGTTTCCGGTGTGCCGTAAGCCGTAGTTTCTTCGTGAAAAAGAATCTTGTGTTGTGCGCCGTTTGCGATAGCCATTTTGCCTTACCTCGCGTCAGTGTATGTGTAAAAGCTGATGGATACCGGCACGATTTGCCATGCGCCATCAATAGTGGCAGGTAAAATCGAAACCGACTGTACCCGCAATGTTATGCCATTATAAGCCAGATTAGTACCGCGCTTGAAGTGATCCGCAATAGTATCTGATATGGAAGTCCTGCCAGCTCCAGCAGGATTGAATACATCGACTTGATATATGCCTACTGTGATGTCCTTACCGTCATCGCCTAATGCGGCTTGATTGGTCTCAGCAGGAAGAAAAGTAGGCCTAAGATAAGTTGTACCTGCTTCTGGTTCATACGGGATGTTAGCAAAAGCAATCTCATACCCGCCGGACATTGAAACCAATCGAGTGTCTAAGGCCGCCTGTATATCGTTAAATATAGTGCTCATCGGAACTTGCTCGCCAATAACGCCACATTTCTGCGTAGCATACCTTGTGGAGCCTGCAACGAATAACCTTCTTCTATGCGTCTCGCATAAGGCAAATTATTGGTGAACCAGAAAATATTGCCTATTTGCAGTCTGTTTATTGTTGAGCTTACCTCTGCGCTTGAAGAACCAGATGATTGAGCCTTCTGGAATCTCTCGATTGGAGCATTTTCCGGCACATTCAAACTAGATTGCCAGTTTCCGCGCAGTCTGCCTGTATCTACCGGAGTCTCTCTAATGACGCGACGACAGAAGCTCAACAGAGTTCCGCGAATCTTTTCCCTGTGGAAGCCAGCAAAGTTAATTGAAGCTCTGATTAAGTCATCCTCAACACTCATGATCTCACCTGTAAATCAACGCTCATAAGCGTCCCTGATGGCTTGTTCTCTGAGATGCTCACGACCCGATAGACTTTACCGTCAAGGCTTACTGAGTCATTCAGCTGATATTCATGCGCCTCTGAGAGTATACGGCGATCGCCTTGTTGAATCGTTCCGCCGTTCACCTCAGATGCCAAGTAATCAAAGACGCAACAATACTTCTGGAATGTCGCTGTGGTGTCTGTTGTCTGTCCGGTAGATGCCGAAAAGGAACCTTTAGTGGTACGGGTAAATGTTAGCTGACGACCGAACTTTGTTAGCAAGGCCGTAGCAGAGCTTTTCAGTCCGGTGTAGTTAAAACTCATACCCGCAATACCTGCATGGCTGGCTGGATAATCTTGCTCAAAGCAGTCCTTAAAGCCGGAGTAATCGTGCGATTTTCACTATTATCGGCATACTGAACCTCGATATCGCCGATTTTCTCACGAATTGTCCTGCGGTCTTGGTTGTTAAGCTCTGAATATCCGTCTGCTTCTACTTTTACGGCCTCGTATAAGGCTCTTTTTACTTGGACAGGTATTTCAGTAGCATCGGCGTAATAGCCGTCTATCAAGGCTTCTGTGCGAGGCCACTGAAGCGGCTGATTCTCGTTAGCCTTGTTTCCGATGAACATAAGTTGCTCAAAATAATCCATTGCACGCAAAACGTAGCGTTCAAGCACTGTGTCTGAATCTGACGCAATAATGCCTCGTGAGTTCGCCCATGCACGATAATCAGCTAAGGTAATGTAAGAATTAGCCCCAGAAATGACTGAACCATCTTCGACTACAAGTGCCATTACTGTTCCTCTTTAAAGCCCGCCGATTTATATGCGTTTACCATCGACTCAGGTGCAAATGCTACTCGTCCGTCAGGATGAACCAACTTCATGCGATGGTCTTTGACTGTCGTTTCAACGACAACTTCTTCCTCGACGGCAACTTCTTCAACCACGTCTTTCTTGGCCATGATTATGATTCCCTGTAACCGCCTGCTTTGTAGTCCTCAACCATTGAAGGATGAACACTTGCTGTTTTGCCCTCGTCATTAACCATCGTGACAAGCGCATTGGATTCTTTCTTCGGAGCCGTTTTCTTAGCGGCTGGCTTTTTAACTGTCTTTTTAGTCTCTGCCATGTCGTTCTCCTTTAGTGAAACCCACTCATCCGAACCAGCTTGGATGAATGGGCTTCAGTAAAAACGGGAGCCGTAGCTCCCGTCATGGCCTTAACCGACCAGTGTAGCGATGAAGTCAGACTTCCAAGCCTTGACACCCCAAGATGCCGCAACTTCGATCATCGTCTTACGATAGCCCTTATAAACACGGACTTCAAAGACCAATCCTGAAACTGGATCTTGAACTGTCATAGCGTCGTCAGCGATGTCTCCGCCTTGTGGTACTGCTGGCGCACGAACCGCCAACTCAAGAGCGCGACGATGGAACGCAATGTTCGCTGTGTAGCTGTTGCCCACAGTGATCGCGTCATTGTCAGCTTCAGCCGCAGTCAAACCAGTTCCGCCGATGACGAATGAACCGCCAGCAAGAGCCGTGTTAACAACGTACTGAGTTGATGTACCTGCGAAAGTCACAATGTCACCTGCAAGGATAGTTCCTGTACCAGTGTCAGTTGCGATTGTCGTATCACCGACAGCAGATGAAGCATCGTTCAACAGGTAGCTAGTACCTGTACCCTTGGTGTGAGTGCTGACTTGTGCAGACTCACGGATGCCCAGACCTTGAAGGTCAAGCAAAACGCCCTGACGCAGAAGATCAGTACCGCCAGCAGTGTTCGCTTGCTGTAACTGAGCCAACTGACGCAAGTTAGTCCCTGCGAGAGTGTTCAAGACCAAAGACACCTGACCATCATTCGCTGGCATACCGTTATCGACCAGAATCTGGCGGATTTCAGCAATCTCAGAGAAGTTAGAGCCAAATGGCGTTGTACCTGCTGTACCGAACGCACGTGAGGAGTTGGTGTAGGCTTCTTCCCACAAGTCCTGCTCCATTTCGTTGGTAAGAGTACGCATCGCTTGAGCGATCTGATCCCCGTACACAGTCTCGAACCCGATACCGTTGTTGAGATGCAGAACATCTTCACCAGTGTATGGGATTTGGACTGAACGAGCATTGCTGATCGTCAGCGTTTTGTTGTCGACAGTCTGATCCGTTCCTTCCGGAATAGTCATAGACTCTGTTACGTCAACTGCTGATGCTTCGCGTGTGAAAGAGGCGCGAACTACGTCACCCTTTGCCGCTCGCTCTGAACCATTAGCGTTGATTGTAGAAGCAGGAATGAAGCCTACTAGCTCCCGTCCTACCACGTCGGCGGCTTTGTAGATATCTGCCGCAAGATCAGTTAATACGTTCGCCATGATGGGCTCCTTAACGTGACTTAATCATTGATTATCCTGCCGCCATCACGAAAGAAACGCGCCCGTTGAGCTTGGTTCATCTCGTCAAATTGACTGCGGCTGATTTCTTTGCCGCCCACATCAGCCCTGCCTTGTGAACGTGCGGCTCCGCCGCCTTGAGCCTGAATGCCATCGATCAAGAACGGGTAATTAGCTCTGATCTGTGCTGTCAGGTCATCCAGAGTGCTAACGGTCAGTTGTCCTGAATCGTCGACTACTCGGATTTCATTTTCGACTAGGGATAGCCTCTGGCTAATCTCCTTTTCGAGAAGTTTTGCCTTTGCAACGTCTTTTGTCAATGCTGAAGCTATTTTAGCGGCTTCCCCACTGATTGTCTGCCGTTGCACGGCGTGATTCATTTCTTCGATTTTCTTCCGTAAGGAGTCGGCTTCATTTTTTTGCGACTCGTAGAGTTGTTGGAAGTCGTTTTGCTTTTTAGCAATTTCTTCTTTTTCAGCTCTTGCCTTGGCATCGAGTTCCTCCTTGGCGCGTTGTGCGGCCTTCTTTTCAGCTAGAAGCTCATCATTCTTAGCCTTGAGTCCAGAGACTTCTTCGGCGAGCTTCTCGTCTAAAGTCTTCTGAAGTGTCTGGTTAAACTTTTCTGCTAACTGTGCCTTAACAGCCTCATCAAGTTCTACTTCATTCAAAAATTCCATGCGTCACCTCTAGTTTGCAATGGTTGTAGCCCTGCTACAAGAAGTGCTAAATCTTAGCACCATCAGGGATGATTATATCCTGAATCACTTCGTTTGACTCAATAGCTGACCGCAAACGATCAACTTTCGATCCTAAGAATTCAAGATTGTCCATATTTGGCGGAGCCATGCCGAACTTTTTTGTGTATTGCTCTACCAAATCTGATTCAGCCGATTGTATTCCGGCCTCAAACTCCTCTAGCGTCATTTCGCTATCTCCTCAAGAATTTGAATAAATCGTTTAGCCATATTGGGCGCAATCTTTTCGACGTTTTTCCAATCCGGCGTTCCATATATGGAAAACATATTCGCAAAAGATTCACTCTCTTTGTTGCCTTTGGTAGCCCAGTAGCTCTTTGAGTGGCCGAAACCACCTAGATCACCACGACAGATGCCGCCTGTCATGCCATCGAGAATATCGCAGAGGTTGCCTTTGGTGGGAGCCTGATCGAAATCCCAACGACCCTTGCCATTCACTTGCTTGATCTTGAATAAATCTTTCATCAGATTGTATGACACTGACTTTCTTGTTTTGGTAGGAACTAACCCTAGTGCCTTCCTGTCGAGCTTAAACGCCTCGATAAAACGAGGATCTGATTCCGACCATGGTTTCGGCATATTAAATATCTTACCTATTTCGGCATCGATGTGATGTCCGTATTCGTGAGCAGTGACCGCATGAACGTCCTTACCATCATCCTTAATATTCGTCCTGAGATAACGATCTGACGCTCTATAATAAGCTCCCTCTCTTTCTGGCTTAGAGTCAATATATCTTGGCTTTTGCAGTCTCTGAGCGACTTTAAGCGTCAGAGGATCGAGGCCTTCGTTCAAGATTCGTTCTGCTTGATCTATTTTGTTGCCTTGAACACCCTTTAAGCTCAACACAGGAGCCGGAGGAGGCGCGATCGTTTGCTGTGCGACCTCTTGAGGCTTCATGCCGTTAAACTGAACGTCTAGCTCTCTCAGCTCTTGGAGCGTTAGAGCGCGGCCTTCAGGATCGATGAACCGAGATAGTGGCAGTTTGTTTTTGGCGAATAGCTCTTGGCGAGCTCGGCCGAGAACCTGAATCTGGAAGGCTTTCGGCTGTTTGCGTAACCATTTCTCGTAAGTGATCTTGCCGTCAATAACGCCTTTCTTACCATTAGGCCCGACAAACGGCCTTCTCTCATCCTCATCCGCTAGCAAATCGAACTCAGGTTTCACAGCAGGAACGATTGTAGACCGACAGCCGTAGTGAGCCGGTGGTTTAGGTGATTTCTCAGGGTCATCCGATACCGGATAAATAATTCCGTCACGGCTCGCGCAGATCAGAGATGTCCGGCTATCCAAAGTGGCAACCCATTCATAGCCATCAAGAATGTCCTCGTTCTCTTTCATCGTCTCGTTTCTGGCTTGGATTGCTAGATGGTTAGTGCTTGTCCTGACCAGAGTCTCAACCTGATTCCGTTTGAGGCTGATATGTTCGCTGACGTTTCGTATCATCTGGCCGCTAGTCATTCCGAGTGCGAACCCATCCCTGAGAATCTGACTAAACTGATTCTGAGCCTGAAGGCCAAATCTGGCTATCGTTTCCCCAATAGACCTTCCTGCCTGTGTTGGTGTTAAGTCCATGATGTTGGTGCGATAGGCAGACTGGAGTTGAACAGGATTCGGTAGATCGAATGATATTCCTGTTGCTTGCTCGAAAGCGTTAGCACTGAACTCCGATTCGTAGTCTAGGAAATCTTCTGCAAACTCGTCAAAATCAGCCCCGACTGCAGTGTAGGTTTCTCTGGCGTAATTCTGAAGATCGTAGAGTATGGACTGATAGCGAGCTCGTTGCACAATCGTAAGATCGGTTTCGAGTATTTCTCGGACGCGATTCATCAGGCTGTTAAGGCGGCCTTTAGCTTTGTTAGCTTCACGCGCCCCGATACGCTGAACGAATATTTGGTGGCGGGTCAGCTTATCTAATAGATCTTCTTTCGCCATCCACTACTTTTTCTTCGGCTTTTTGCCGCGAGCGACTGCTAAATTCGACCAAGCATTAGGATACTTGACGCCTTTCTTTTTCGACATCGCCTTAGCTCTAGCCTTCTGCTGTGGAGTTAATTTCGCCATTACCATTTCTCCTTGTTGGCCCAATATGCCGCTGACATCTTCCCTTTCGCGATATTCTTGGCATGGCGAGCCTTGAATGAAGCTCGTTTCTTCTTCATCGTGTCTGATTCGCCTGCTTTGGGCTTTCCTGCAGTCTTCGCGCCCTGCTCACCGAATCGAATGGTCTTGATCTTATCGCCTTCTTTGGCAACCACCACATGGGATTTGGTTGGATGCTTAGGTGTGCGCTTTGGCTTGTTGTAGCCAGTAACGCCAACTCGCTCCAATCTAGGGTCTTTCTTAGGCATCAACCGCCCCTAACAGCGGGTTAACTACGCCTCGCTCGTCTTGTATTTCTTCCAAAGTGCGCTCTGGATCGATCACGCCAGCAGATTTGAGCCGGTCAAAGATGTCTTTCTCCGCGATGATGGAGCGATCAAGCAGTGTCACCATGGACATAATCAGTTGAGGATCGACTGACTTGTCGTAGAACTCATCGTTGATCTGAAACTCGACATCGTCCAATGGTGCGCCCATGAACTCACAAACCCACTCTACAGCTTTAGTTAGGCCTTGGCTTAAGTTGCCGACTAAATCGCCTAAAACAGAGTTCTCAGACGCAAAGCGAATACGCGCTCCCTCTGCTGTCTCGTTGCCTGTTCTGTCGGTGATGATTCTTGCGCCGATCATGATCATGGCGGCTTCTTTAGCTTTCATCGCCTCTGCGACCATGTTATTCGGATCAGCTTGGAGTAGATTAGCTCCGCCTGTCTCGCCTAATACATGTCCTGCTCTTGATCCAAGCTTAATACCCTGCGGATTGTACTGCTGAAATTGCTCTGGAGATAAGCTATGCGTAATGAATAGAGATGGCTGGCCCGTCAGGAAACAGGATTCTTCGTAATCGGCCGAGTTGCGGTAATGCGCCATGTTGACGTCTGCAATATCGGATAATGGAGCTTCATCGATGGTTGAATCGTTGTTCTTAGCTCCAATGAACGCCAGTGGAATCTCATCCCATACCGACCCATCTGCCTTACGAGGATAGATTTCATCGCTTACTGGAACGTCATCTCGATATAGTTGTTGTGTGTAGCCATCGTCTCTGAGGCGCAGAACTCGATATTGCGTCTTGCTCTCGTGGCCGAACTCATCTTCTGGCTCAAGGTAGGTTTCAGCCAAAACGCAAAGAGTCAGCATCTTCCTGCCCGCGATAGTATCAGTTTTCCAGTTGATGACTGCTTCAGCCATGTAAGGAATAATAGCGGCCTTTAGATCAAGCATTTGAACTTGCTCTACCGTTAGCCCATCTGGTGCTGGCGGATAATCAACCAACAAAACAGACCGCCCAGTTTCTAACAAGTTCGATAGCTCATCTTTCGCTACCTGAATCAATGAAAGGCCATCACCAGTTGCGTCTTCAAGCAGATAATCGACGCCCTCAGGAATCTCGTAATTGGGATTCTTGCGGAATGCCGCACCTACGAGAGCGTTCTTAGTCCGACCAGTAAAGTTAGTGAACACTGCTCGCTTAATGTATTGGCGGTATCTGATTGTCTCTGTGCCTTTGCGCTCATCGCCTGATGAGTTGTCAGGAACAGGGAGATATTCGTGTTTCTTTTCCTTGACCGCTCGACCGCCTTTCACAGCATCTCGTGTGCGCGTCCAGACAGGAACGTACTTCTGATATTCGGGATGTTGAGTGTCTATCGGCATCGTCTCGGTCTCAACTGAAGGTAATAGCTTGTATTGTAGGCTTTAACAGGTTACAGCGCAAAATTGAAATCTACATTTGCTACTGGCTTGATGATCGGCATCTCGTAGGCGATCGGATAAGTAGTGGCATCGTTTTGGTGATCGTTACCGCTCGTCTTGTCTGGCTCGCCATTACGATAGACCTGTTGCTCTAGACATGACGCCACTGTCGGACACTTCACTGCGTTGACTCTAATCCTGCCGGCCTCGAAAGCGGCATTAGTCGACATAACCCGATCTCGTATCATCGGATTCGTTTTCTTAGCCCTGACTGTAAAGCCTGCTTGCTGTAAAAGCGCAATATCAGAAAGGCTCGCATTAACAGTCTTTCTCGCACCGCCTGAAGCGTCAGGATAAACATAGATTTTGTGGTTTTGGTATCGGCTTTTGATGATTTCGATCATATCCGGCGTGTCATACATATTGACTAGCTCGTCGACTGCGTGCCAGACGACTCCTCCTTCTCGCTGGACGTAGACCGTTGCGGCTTGTTGGGTGACGTTGAAGTCACAGCCGATGAAAAGCGGCTCCCCTTCTTTAATCGTCTCCTGCGAATTGTGCGCTGTCCTGTCATAGCTAGAGTAGACCGTTCCTGAGATTAGGTTCACGAATCTGCCTTCCAGATACGCATCCAATAGGTTAGCAGGATAGACGTCTTGTAGCGACTTCACGTATCCCTCTGGCAAATGCGGATTGGAATAGGTTGGAGCTTGGATAATCTCATAGCCGCTTTTAGGGTCACGCTTCCATGTCTCGTAGACGAATCTGAAGCCTTCAGGCGTTGTAGTGACTCCGATAGTGTTGTGCTGTGCATTCGGCTTGTGCTGACGATTACGAGAAAGTATCTGACGCCAGACGTATGCCGCATCGTCGCGTTTCAGTGTGTCTAGCTCGTCAATGTCAGCGTCTGCGTGCTCGTAACCGATGATTCTGGTTGCGTTATCCATCGAGCGAAAGAAGATCGTACCGTAGCCTTCAATTTCTATCTGGTTCTGTGGGCTCTTGGTTAGCTTGTAAGGTAATCCAAGCTCTGTCAGCGTTGCCTCAAATCGAGGCCATGCGATCATGCGGATCAAATCGTAGGTAGGCTCGTAGAATCCTCTGTTACATTTCGGGTTCTCTAACAGCCCAAAGATACAGCGCAGGATAGCGGCTTCAGTCTTGCCGGCTCCGAACCCTGCTACGAATGCAGGAAACTGTGCTTTGCTGTAAATATACTGCCATTGCGGAATAGTCGGATTGATGCGTTTGACCTCATCAACTTCCGATGGCTCCCAGATCTCAGGCTCGTCGACTTCAATCCACTTCATTCGGGTTCACTACTTGCAGTACGACATTGCCACCAGAGCCGCCAGTTTGGTTCTCTCGCCACTGTGGACCGCCTTGTGTCTTCAGGTAAAAGATCGTCGCTGTGGTGATCCCACGTTTGCTCTGTTGCATCAGATTCATGCCTGCACCCGCTATTGCTTTGGCTTTTCCTTTTTTTAGTGCATGAAATACTTCCGGCTGTCGCTTCTCTACGGCTCGTAAAGTGTTCTGATCGATGCCGAAATAGTCTGCGATCTGCTCTTTATTAAGTACAGCCGCTAAAGCTTCGCATTGAGCGATATCACGATCATCGAATACGACTACTGGACGGCCTCCGCCTTCACCTTGCCTACCATTCTTTGCCATATCATCCTGCCTTACTGAACGAGTCTAATGCGTACCAGACTAAGCTATTACGATAGCCGCCTTTGTGAGTTGGAATGATTGGTGTAACGCCATGCATGTTCCGCCATGCCGGATAGACCAGCATCGAGTTGTCTGCGCTATTGAGCGTTGTTTCGTAATCAGGGATATACAGGTTTCCGCCAGTAGAGTTCTTACGCTTCGTGATAATGACGTTCAGTGCGCCTTTCACGTTAAGATTGTCCTGATGGATTCCTGCGCTAATGTTGTAGTTGCTGATCGAGCTCGTGAACAGATCAGCGAATCGCCATTTCTCTGGAACCTTTCCTTCAACAGATTCCTTGTGAACCTTATAGAGTTCTGGGCTGACAGCATCGATTATCTTCAATCCTTCGATACCGGCCAGAGTCATCGCCTTGACAAAAACCCTAGCAGAATCAACAGCATGGACAGATGACTTGGTTGCATAGGCTCGCCGCATATGGGGCTTCGGTGGAATCGATCCTATGATGCAAGAGTATTGTCGTACATCCATGGCATCGTCTCTCAGACCACTGGATCGCTTCATCTCTGACTTCGGTACACGTTTGCTGTTTAGCTCATAGTCTGCGATGTCTACGAGCTTCTGAAGTTTCTCAGGGATTTTTGCGATGTAAAAGCCTACTGGTTCCCCGTTCTCTACGAACAAGGAATCCTCGAAAAGTGTCGGCTCTAGCTCTTTAGGCTTGTCTCCGATCTTGACGTTATGCGCTATGCGCTTTAGCTCTACTGTCTTCATTTCTCGAAACAGAATATGTTGGCGCAAGCAGGAAACCATGATTTCTGCCATTGCGTCTCGCGTTTGTCGTCATAACAGATTGAATGCCATGGTGCTTCAACCCGATATTTCTTTTTCTGCTGGTCTAGGACGTCCCATAGGCGCGTCAGACTTGGATCAATGTCGAACGACCATTCGTATACCAGTTTCTGGAATCGAGTTTCTGTCGTCTCCAGGATTGGCATCTCTGCGCCTTCGATGTCCATTTTACAGCAATCCCACCCGAAAGCCTCTTGATCGAAATTAACTGCCGGAACCTTGAGGCCGAGCTTATTCCATTTCTTGACGATTGAGTTGCGCCAGACGTTATTGTTGTTGCCGATGAATAGCGTGACTTCTTTGGTGTCGTTATGCACCAATGCGGCTTGTTTGATCTCAGCTTTGAAGCCGTTCAGATCGAGATTCTTTTCGATCATCTCGCAGTTATATGGATCAGGCTCAAATATCTTGACCTTTGCCCCGAGCGAACAGGCCAGTAGAGCGAATGCGCCTACGTTACCACCACAGTCTAGCCATGATTCGCCAGCCTCGATCTTTAGGCCTCGTTTCTGGTATGTGTCTCTGCCAATGACTTCTTCAAACGTCTTGAGATCAGAGAATCCAACCCTGTGGATAAATTCGATGCCTCTGAGTGCGCCGCGCTCTGTTTTCATAGTTTATCCTTTTCGTCTCTGAGCTTATCAATCAGGAACATTCCGATGTAGCCGCCTTGCTCTCGCCAGAATTTGACGAGCTCCTGCGCTTCTTCGTAGTGTTCTGGCTCAAATTCGATCTGGATAGCCTTTTTCACTCCGCCAGCCATTTCATCTAGCTGATCGTCTAAATCTTCATCATCGAGAATCCCGTAATCAGGAGCCTCAACGAACTCAGGTATGTTGTCTCCCCAGCCGAGAAGTTGAAGATTGAATTCCATGTCGGATAGCTCTTGCAACGTGAGCTTTAATAGATCGTCATCCCATTCAGACGTTAATCCCATCTGGTTGTCTGCAATCACATAAGCCTTTCTCTGAGCTTCTGTGAGTCCTGATAACGTGATTGTAGGGATTTCCTCTAGCCCGAGCTTCTTAGCGGCCATGAGACGGCCATGCCCTGCTATAACGCTACTTGTCTCGTCAACTAGGATAGGATTGGTGAATCCAAATTCCTTGATGCTGGATGCAATATGCGTGATCTGTTCTTCAGGGTGTTCGCGAGGATTATTAACGTAGGGGATTATGTCAGCCGTCTTTAGATAGACGACCTCAAGATTCGTAATGCTGGTCATATCGGCTCCACCGTTTCCCGTCCCAGACGGTATCAAAGGCCGCAACCCAGAAGCGACCAATGATTAACAGAATAACCGATTATGTTATTTGACGGTAGAGCTTGCCAACGATTTGGCAGTAATGCTGTCCTTTGCGTCTTGGATCGATCAGCAGATACCCTTTTGGAGTTCTGCCGATCAATACGTGTGTTCTGGTGTTCCCTCTTAGGAACTTTCTTGCTTTGGATAATGCTTCTGCGGCATTTTCTATATATTCGTTCATGTTTCCTCTACATAGTCAGGAACGTGTTTCCAGATCTTCCCATTGCTAATCCTAGAGATACAGCTTTTCGTTACTTCGAACTTTTCTGCGATCTCGCCGATCGGCAAACCGTGATGGATCAACCCTTTGATCAGATAGACATCATGCTCGTTCAGTGTCGCAGTTGGATGATTCTGTCTGAGATAAACAATATTAGGCATCATCCGAATATCTTCCTGAATGCGAAATCCACAGAGGCCTTGCCAAACTCAGCTTGAGTCATCGACTGAACAGGCGGCTCCTGCTTCTTCTCGTCATCTTTATATTCATCCAGATCGCCGATATCTCCGCAATGACGGCAGAAGTTACGATCAGGCAAGCTATCGCCACAGTGGGGGCAGTGAGTATATTCCTGTGTCATTTCCAACTCCAGTATCCCTTAGGGAATATCCTGAAACCAAATAGACGGCGTAGCGACCAATCGATCAACGCGCCTAAGAAACAGCAAAACAGCCATAAAAAGCTGAACGCCGCGATGTAAACGAGAATATCTAACAGTTCCATTATTATCTCCTAGGAGGCTTACGCCTCCTCCTTTGCTACATGATCAACACACTTGACGCGAGTCAGCTGAGTGACCTTATTATTATTACGATACTCATCGAGATCGTGAGACTTGACAGTCCCCTTGATCTGAATCCAATCGCCACGGTTGACGTCATCGAGCGTGGCTGAAGTAGAAAAGAACTTCACAACAACATCGTCATCAGACTTAACAATATAGATCGTGTTGTAACCGAAACGAGTCTCGAATGATTTAGCGAATACACAAGTACCCTGAAACTCGATCTTTTCGTCGATCTCACCGATCCAGACCGATGGCTTCTCGACAACAGGAACAACCACTGGCTTCTCTGGCAAATACAGTTGACCGTTGTTAATCATTTCCTGAATCACGATTGCAGTAAGCTCAAGACGATTTAAGCGGCCAGACTTCTTGGCGGCATCAACGTCAGACAAGATATGGTCAGCCGTGTCAAGAACCCAGCGAATGTAATCAGGATTAGAATCGATCACATCCTTAAATGATTTGTGGAAATGCTTCTCACCGAAAATGATCACGCCGTCTTTACGGATCGAATCGATCATGTCGTTGTTATAAGCGAAAGAGTGATACCACTCCTCAAGAGTGAAATCAGCAATACCACGATTCTCGTAGCCATGCTTCTTAGCGAACTCAGCACACTTCTGCTCTGCCAGCTTAGGCTCAGTCGAAAGATTCTGAACGTAATGATCGTGTTCTGTAAACTCGCCATTGAATACGCCGAGACCATCGTAAACAGGAACGAACGTAACCTTACGCAACGTGTAAAAGCCAGTTTCCTCGCCAGTGCTGATATAAACGTATGTGCGGCGAGTAGCGGCTTTCTGAAGTTCAGTCTGAAGAAATTGAGTAGTCATGTCTTTTTGCTCCCTAGCAGTTATTCGACATGGTTAGTATGCCTCAATAAAACAAGAAAACAAACCATTTAGTTGTTTTTTTTATGTTTCTTGCTTCATCGCCTGAATTGATGATGCACGATGCCGAGCGAGCCGAACTCGTCTGCGATCTTCTAGAGACAGTTTAGTGCCATCCTCATCTGCTCTCTGAGCCATCAGAAGAACCAGTTCATCCTCCAATAGCTCTTGCTCCATCTTCTTTGTGACTGTCGGTCTGATGTAGGTTGAGTCTGGCGAGAATAGCTCCTTCATCGGAAGGCCGAGCGTTTCCATAAGCTCTGTGCCGGTAGCACCGCAAACGAAACAGTGAACGCCTACCGAGCCGTCAGTACGCTCGCTGATCATCATGTTCCTGTCCTTGCCGTTATGGACAGGACAAGCGCATCGCCATTTAGATTCGCCTGCTGGAACCACTTTATCGAGACGATTTAGAATGTTGTTAACCGGCATTTTTCATCCTCATATGTGCGTGACGTATATTTTCCCTCTTGATCCAGTTATGTACCTCGTCAGATACGCCGCTGACTCTGGCTGGCTCAATACGATTCGGCCATACGCCAAACTTGCTGTGGTAGCGGTGCATGATCCATCCTTTCGATTTCCCGCGCTCCTGAGCGTATAACGTGAGCTCGCCGAGCCATTCGGCTTTACGTTCTGGCGAATACGTCAGATTGGCTTTCTTAGCCGCCGTGAGACGCTCTAGTATCTGATCGTCAGTGTTGATCTGTTTATGGATCGGAAGCTCGTAACCGCATTTGCATCGAACGCCGACCATCTCGTGATAGCACTCTGGACACTGCTGAACCTTGGGTTCTTTCTTCTCTTTAACCAGTTTGCGCTCGCTGAACCGATGTAAGCCTTCATCGAGTAGCTCTGGAACCACAGACTCAGCGAATCCATGCCTACGGACATTACCGGCGTGATCTAGGTAAATCGCGTTCTCTTTGCCGTTTGCTGTACGCATAATTCTGCCGGCTCGTTGAACGAAACTGATTAGGCTTGCTGTGGGGAAAGCATCAATTAGGCAGGAAACTGTCGGAGCGTCATAGCCGGTGTTCAACAGCCGCGAACAGGATAAAACCATGAACTCACCGTCATCGTGAGCCTCATAAAGCTCCTGACGCATCTCATCATCCATGTACCCGTCAATGTGCTCTGCGGTAATCCCAGCCTCTCGAAACATCTCAACGAGATACTTGCTGTGCTTGATCGATGGACTGA